TCGCCCTCCCCCGCGTTGTGCAGGGTCTCGCCCCAGTCTGTATCCTCGCTGCAATAGATCTCCACATAGCAGGTATCCCAGAACAGGTTTTCCACGGCCTTTTTCGCCCTTTCAAATGCTCGTTTCATGCCGTTCCCCCTTCACCAGTCCATTCGTCTGCATCTGTCCAGCTCCACTTTGAAGCAAACCAGCATCTCCTCCGCATCCTCGCCGGAAACGCCTTCCTCAAAGGTAAGGGAAACATCCCCTTCTCTGATGCTCTTCACCCCGGAGGATGTTCTGCCGTCCAGCATCATCTCCGCCAGTTCCACACCAACGCCGACCAGTTCTTCCGGCAGTTCTGTCAGGTTGCAGTAAGCCTGCATCATTTCTGCACTGCGCCCCGCGGCAAATTCCATGGCGGCAAGGTCATCCTTTCGCCGTTCCGCAAGTTTCGTCACGATCTTCTCTTTCATCCTTCCGCCGCCTCTCCTTATTCGCTGACGCTTACCATCACGCCGTCCATGCCGTTGTCCATGATCCACAGGTCATGATACTTTCTATAGTCGATCTTCCATGCGTTGGCGTTCTGGTTTGTCATAGGATCAAAGATCCTTGTCACATCTGTCTTGGAAATCGCCACAGGTGCTTCCTTTGCCATCACGATCCAGTTGATATCCTTAGCGCCTTCCGCCGCTGTAAAACCGCCTTCCTCCTGTTCCACGCCATCCATAAAGACATAACCTGTTTTGAATCTCACAGAAGGCACACGGATGATTGGACAGCCGTCGATCTCCTTCACCTTGATCTCCGCCTTGCCCTGACTGAAGAAGCCGCTCTGCAGCACATTTGTGCCGCCCTTCGCCAGATCCAGCATGCCGGCTACCTTCGCGCCCATTGCCACTACGATTTCTGTACATTCCCCGGCTGCATCTCTTACCGCAGTGATATCGTTCATCAGCGCTTCAAAAATGCTGTCTGCCGCAGGGGTATATGCCTTTGTTTTGCCTGCTGCTTCCGCCAGTTCATAGATCTTGCTGTATCTGTAAGCATCGATCTCAGGGATCACCTTTGTGCTCTGAAATTCCCGCATCACTGCGCCGGCAGTTGCCGCAAAGTTGGTCTCGTCCACATCCATGGCGTCCACCTGGAAGGTTCTGCCTCTGTCCTGGGTCAGTGTTCTTGTTTCATAAGTCACCGCCACAGCCCCTTTGGCGAAGCCGCTGTTTCTGTCATAATCCCCCAGCCCGCTCATGGTCATTTTGGGGATCTTCACTTCTGCCCCGCCGTTGTACTGTACCTGCTTCGCATTCTCTTCCATCCAGCCTGTTGTGGATTTTTCCACCAGCTGTTTATCCAGTTCTGTCATAAAAACAGAAGCATACTGCATTGTATTCATTCTCTTTTCCCCCTTCTTATTTCAGGCCCCAGAAAGCTGCCCTGATCTCGTCTTCTTTTTTCTTCATGCTGCTTTTTGTTACGCCTGTACCTTTTTTTCGTTCTTCCTTTTCATGGAACAGATAAGGAACCTCTGCTTTGATCGCGTCCATATCCAGCCCCTCCAGGCCTTTTTTCTCGTCATAAGTTACTTCTTCCATGTCTACCAGTGCCAGGATCGCCTTCACATGTTTGCCGCCGGCTTCCAGAATGGCCTTTTCCACTGCCGCCTGTTTTTTCACATCCTCCAGCTCTGCCACCACCTTGTCATAGGCTTCCTGCAGGCCGTTTTCCTGTTCTTTTTCTTCTTTCCATGCCTCCAGAACCGCTTTTCTTACAATGGCATCTTCTACGCCCAGTTCTCTCAGTTTCTTCTCAGTCATTTTCCTTCCCCTTTCTTTCTCTTTCCCGCTGTTCCATCTCGCTGTTCACATCCTCCACAAAGGGATGTTTCCCCAGCAGCGTTTTTTCACTGACAATGCCCTTGCTTTCCTTGATGATCTGCATCACTTCCAGGTCGTCAGTGATTCCGTTGGTATTCAGTGTCACCTGAATATCCTTCCAGTTCCAGTCCGTGCCGTTTTCCCGGTTCCAGTCCTCCACCGCAAAGCGGAAGAATTCCTTGATGGCCCGTTTGATCTCAGGCACGATCCCGTTGATCTTCAGATAAAACATAGCATACTGGAATTTCAGTGCTACCCCGCTGGCAGCCCTGCCCCAGTCGTCGCTGTCTGTGTCTACCCCCATACCAAAATGAAAAATGTCCTTTCTGAGCATTTTCATCCAGTCCAGTCTGCCTTCCACAGGCAGTTCCACCTGCTTTGCCTCCACGCTGCCGCTGCTGTCGCTGATCTGCACCGCCTTGTTCACCTGCAGTTTTCTTGCCACAGCACTGGCTGTCTCGCCGCCGTAGCCCTGGATCACCCAGTACAGTTCCACCATGTCCAGAAGATTGTTTGTCCCTTCGCTGCTGATGTGGTCGTAGGCGTCGATGAGCCCTTTCACCAACTGCAGGTCGGTCATTTCCTTTTCGTTGTTTCTGAGGGGGATAAAGGGCACTCTACCCCAGCCATGCTGCCGGGTTTCCCTTTCCTCTCCGTCCAGCGTCTCTGTCACTGTCCAATGGCCGTTTTCCCCTTCTCTCAGGAATTCCCCGTTGCTGTCTTCTGTGTAATAGGTCACATTCTCCGCTGTCCACCATTCCACACGGCGCTTGGTCTGTTCTCTGCCGCCATTCAGCACCTTGATGTCATAATATCGAATGACCTCCTTGATGTCCTGCTGATACACCTCGTCATATACTGCAATGATCTCCTCCGCAGGCACGATGCAATATCGGAATGTCCCCTCCTCGTCATAATAGACATGAAGGTATTCCACCCCTTTGTTTGCCGCCCCTGTCAGCCACTTCTGCAGCATTCCGTTGAAGGTTTCGTCGGCAAATGCTGTCAGTGCCTTCTCAAACTCCTGATTGCCGCCTTTTACTGTGACCGTAGGTTCCCGCCCCACCAGATAGGCCGTCTTCTGGGCCACCAGCGTATGATGGAACGGATTCACACAATGGTGATTGCTTCGGTTGGGGTTGAAAAACATCTGCATGCTTTCTTCCCCGTCTTTCCCCGTTTCCGAAACAGGGCTTCTGCGAAAATCCTTCCGCAGGATGTCATGCTCTCCGCAGTAATATCTTTCGCCCTCTTCCATCCGTCTTTTTTTCTCGCTGTTTCGGTCCTCCTGAAGGATCTCCTTCAGGATCTGGCTGTCGTTCAGGCGTTTCCCCGCCGCCAGCCTTGCCTTCAACAGCTCCATTTCCGTGATAAACAAATTCCCCTTCTCCTTTCTTTCATCGCACCCTCACGTGCCGCATGTCATCTTCCCTGCTGTATCGCACCGCGTCGATGGCATGGTTCTCTCTGTCCGGGAATACCGCCTTCCAGCCGCCTCTCCCGTCCGTTTCATACGCATATCCGGCAAATTCCCTTGCCGTCTCCGGACACCGTTTCGGGTCAATGATGATCTCTTCCAGATCCTGCAGCCATTTGATGCCGTAATACACGCTGTCAGGCCCTTTCTTTGCCCCAACCGCTGCTATGCCATATTCCCGCATTTCTGCAATGGATTTCGGCTCTGCGCTGTCGCAGATCACCTCTCGCCGGTTGGGGTTCTCTTTCATGATCTCCGCCGCCAGCCTGCGGTTCGACATTCCCTGGGCCCGCAGCTCATGGAAAATAAACAGCCGCCTTCTCGTCCTGTCATAATGGTTCACCGTATAATGCAGTGGGTCTACGGCATATCCCCAGTCCAGTCCACGGCTGATGCGGTCAAAGGATTGGATCTCTTCCTCCGTGATCTCCCGCAGCCTCAGGTTCCGGAATACTTCTCCGCCGCCTCCGGTCACCTCTCCCAGATATTCGTGCCGATAACTTTCCGGGTATCTCCTCCGTATGTATTCGGCCTCCGCCAGAAATTGGCTGCCCAGCCACTTCTCCGGCATCGTCAGGTAAGTGCTGTGATGCAGGATACGGTCGTCCCTCTCCTCCGCCGCTTCCTGATTCACCCAGTTTCCTGCATGTTTCGGCGGGTTATAGCTGTAAAAGACCCGAAATGCCTCGCCGCCCCGCATCAGGCTCTGGTTCATACTGCGTATTTCCGCCATCCCGCTGAACTCATCCGCCTCCTCATACCAGATGTACTTGGCATATCCCTTCTGAAACTTCACGGATTTCAGTTTTCTCGGGTCGTCACACCCTCTGAAAATGATCCGCTGTCCCGTACCTTTCCGCACCAGTTCCAAAGGGTTCAGCTTTTTCTCCCATTCGTCCTCCACACCCAAAGTCCGAAGGGCCCAGTTCATCTGCTCAAAGACGCTGTCCTTCAGGTTGGCAGCCACCTTTCGGGTCACAACAGCATTGGCTTTTTCATCCCCGATAATCCCCAGTATGATCTCAAGGGAAATGAAGGATGATTTCCCGCTACCCCTTCCGCCCTTTAGCCAGTAGTGGGTATATTCCCCTTTTCTGATCTCTCTGTGCAGCCCGTAAAACCCTGCTCCTATGCAGCTGCTGAGCCGGATCTCTCTCTTCTTCATGGAATATCATCCACGATGACCACGCAGCATTTCTCCTCGACTCCTTTTCCTTTTTCAAACAGGCTTTCTCTCTTGCCCAGCAGTTCTGCAGCCTTCATCCTTGTTTTCAGGTCAGCCTCTTCATTGTCCCGCATCACCTCTGTCAGAAAACTCAGGATCTCTTCTTTCTCTGCAGGTGTTTCTTCTTCGGTTTTCTGTGCGGCCGCTTCCTTCAGCCTTCCGATCTCCCGCTGGATCTCTTCATTCCGCAGCATATCTCCCGTACTCCTGTAAATATTTCGGTATCCGGCCTTTTTTGCTGCTTCCAAAGGCTTCACCCCCGCCGCACATAGCCTGCAGAACATCTTCTGCTTCTCCGTCAGTCTTTGTTTGTCTGCCACATTCGCATCGCCTCCTTTCTCCACTGCACCCATAGCATAGCCCTTTCCCACTCTCACAGCGTCTCATCCGACTCTCATGCGGCCTCATCTTTTTCCTGCATCAGGCACATCTTTTCCAATACCCTGTTCTGGATCCGAAATACCGTTGCTCGGCTCAGATGCATTTTCATCCCGATATATTCAAATCCATATCCCTTTTCAAACCGCAGCTGCACAAAGGTCTGTTCCTCCATATTCAGCCTGCGGATCATCTGATCCACCCGGGCCTGTTCCCGCAGGATCTCTACCATCTCTATCCGCAGCCGCCTTCTTTGGTTCAGATATTCTCTTTCCGTTTCTTCTCCGTTGACGCCTTCCCCCTCCATTTTCCTCTGCAGCTCATATATCTCCTGTAATTTCTCCAATTCTTCCTCTTTCCAATGGAATCTCTCTATTGCACTCCCCCAATTCCAGAGCAGCCTCTTCATCTCACCTTTTTCCCCTTCCATTTCTTCCTGCACGCCCCCCTTTTCCTCTTATCTCCTCTCAAAATAAGAATATACGTTCTTATTTATATCGAATACGTGTTCTCATCTGTATGTTTACCATTTCCCTTCCACCCCTGTCAAGCCAAATAAAAAAGACCCCTGCTTCCGCAAAGGTCTCTGTTTCCTTAAATTTCCGGCAGCCACAGGATCTGTCCTTCATAGATCCTGTCTGCATCCGCCAGCCCGTTCAGTTCCATAATGGCTTCAATCCCCCTATTGTCCCCATAAAATTTTCTGCTGATATATCCCAAACTGTCTCCGCTTTCCACGGTATATTTTTTTCTGCTTTCCGGCTTCTTTTCTGCCGTATCCTCTTTTTTCTCTGCCTGCTGCACCGCAAAAACACTTTGCACCTTCACCCCTTCAAAATCCGCCGCCAGAGTTTCATAGGAGGTCTGCATGGCTATCAGTTCTGTCTCCACCGTACGAAGCCTGTCCAAACTCTGCAGCATGGCAGCCCCCAGACTCACGCATACCGCACAAAGCACGCAGCTGACCATCACCAGCAGTCGGTCATGTTCCTTTTTTGCCTGTTTTGCCGCAGCCTCCCGCTTTTTCAGCACCCGCCGAATATCCTGCGCCGCATCCATCCGTTCTGCCGGCGCAGGCGGCATCTTTTCTGTCCTTTCTTCCTTCACCGGCTCTTTTTCTTCCTTTGGACGCACCATGCTGTTCTCCAGCATATATTCCTGCATTTCCCTGTTCTTGTCATAATATACAAAATAGCCCCTCGCCTGCCGCAGTGCCGTTTTCTCCTCATTATAGATATAAAAGAGATCCATCTTGTCCACTGCATCTACCACAAACA